CACGATCAGCCCGGAGGACCCAGGTGGAATCCGGGGTCTTTGCCAGGCCTGTTCGAGGGAATTGTCCCTAAGTAAGGAGAAGGCGCAGGGACACATCAAGCAAAAGGAGGAAAGCAAATGAGCGGAGGATCATCAAGTCCAGCCTATGGAGGAAGGGAACTAAGCGTCACGATCAGGGTGTCTAGGGAAATGGAGACCATGAGCCATGCAATGCAAGATGCGAAATGCATGATCAGGGAAAGGATGGCTCAAGCCCTGTGCGATGAACTGATGAGGCAGATCACAACCAGTGAAAAATTTGGGGACGGCACCAGGGATGTTGAGGAGCAAGTGGACCTATTGAATGAGTCCCGGTACACTGCGAGACTGTATGTTTTTACCAATGATGAGCTTAAAGATTTCATCAGGCACCTCCAGCATGACCCAAACGCTTTGATTGTACACGCCTAGTAGCATACATGAAACCTACCATTATAATACACGTGAGAGACAGGCACGAAGACCCTTGATACCAGCGGCTCTTGGTGTCTGTTTCATACGTGTATCTCACCAGTTACCTACAAGTCACCACCCTGCCACCAACCTGTATCCCTAGAAAGGAAGGGAAGGGAAAGGAAGGGAAGGGAAGTACACCGCACACACGTATCGTACAAAAAATGCAAATTCCGAAACTTTTTGGTTTGAGTGTGTTAAACTGCGTGAGACTGCCGGGCGTATGAGATGGCCACGGTGATGTAGGACCGGCATCACCCGTTTGACAGGGTTTTTGAGGTGTGTTATGGGTGATTTACTTTTCTTGGGTTCCTTCTCAACCGTTCACCTTTAACCGGCTCCGGGCGCAAAACCCGGAGCCAAATCCAAAGCAGGAGGATGTCGTTATGAGATCATGTGGAGGTAAGGCAGGCACGTGCATCGCAGTAGTTGGGCTGGAGGTGGCCGGTGCGTACAGCAACGGCAGCTTGACCAGGGTCCAGGGCAGCGAGCTTGCTAAAGGCAAGTCAGGAGAGCCGATTGGCCTGAAGAAGTGGTTCAGCGGAGATCAGTACACGTTCTTCTCGATCAAGTCTGCGACCAGCGGCGAACACATGGGATACCTGGCCTTCAAGAATTCGAAGATCACGACCGAAGGCGCTGACCCCGCAACCATTGCCGTGACCTAAGAGCCATGGAAGACGTCAAACAGAATCCCTCCAAGGAGCAGATGATGGAAGCACTTTTCCATCGGTCTGCAATTCTGGTGGCGCTCCAGGACGCTGGGTTTACTTCAGACCATTACGCCAGGCAGTTGATGTCACTGTCCAAGGCCAAGGCCGCACCCAAGGAGTTTTTGGGAGGCCCCGACAAGGACGAGATCATCACCGGCGAGGAGTACGATGACGGCAAGCTCCAGCTCGAAGCGTTGAAGGAGTGGAGCAAGACCGTGGGCGCAGCAGCGCCAACCAAGTCTGAGGTGACGCACGGCACCGATGGGGGCGAGTTTGTGGTAAGCCACACCCATGACGTCACAGGCGAGCTACTCGATGCAGTGGTGGATAGGATTAAGTCTCGATCAGTGCCGGGAGGCGTACAACGACCTGATAAGTAGCGCCTCGGTCGGTGACAACGAGACCCTGAATGATGCGTACAGGCTCCTGTGCAAGACAGACCTGTACTACCTGCTTGTCCAGTTCCTGGGCCGCATTGACATGGCTCAAGGCGACAAGAAGCGCCAGGAGTGGATATTCGAAAGGTGCCGTGAGGTCCAGCTTGAACCCAACGGCATGCTTGACTTGTGGGCAAGGGAACATTACAAATCCACCATCATCACCTTCGGCCTCACCATCCAAGACATCCTCAACGATCCAGAATTAACTGTCGGAATCTTCAGCTTCACCAGGCCTATTGCCAAGGGCTTTCTACGCCAGATCAAGAGGGAGTTCGAGGGCAATGAGAACCTCAAGGGTCTCTTCCCGGAGATCCTGTGGGCGAACCCAAAGAAGGAGGCCAGCAAGTGGTCTGAAGATGACGGCATCATCGTAAAGCGCACGGGCAACCCAAAAGAGTCAACCATCCAAGCATGGGGCCTGGTGGACGGCCAGCCTACCAGCGCACACTACAAGCTCATGGTGTATGATGACGTCATCACCAGGGAGTCGGTCACCACGCCTGACATGGTCAAGAAGGTGACGGACGCCTGGGAGCTGTCCCTCAACCTCACATCGGAGCAGGGGGGCAAGGTCAGGTACATCGGCACACGATACCATTTCGGAGACACATACAGCACGATCATCAAGAGGCGCAGCGCCATAGAGCGCAGGCACCCAGGCACCAATGACGGCACCATGGAAGGCTTCCCTGTCATGTGGGACCTGGAGACCATGAAGAAGAAGCGCAGGGACATGGGGCCTTACACCTTCTCCTGTCAAATCCTCCAGAACCCAAGGGCGGATGAGGCAGTGGGCTTCAAGGCCGAGTGGCTGCGGTACTGGCCGGTTGCCGGGTGGGAGCAGATGAACCGCTACATCCTGGTGGACCCGGCAGGCAGCAAGAAGAAGCTGGAGAACGACTGGTCAGTGATCATGGTGATAGGCCTTGGCTATGATCGCAATTATTACCTGATCGACATGGTCCGGGACAGGCTCAACCTGACCGAGCGCACCAATACCGTGTTTGAGTTCCACCGCAAGTACAGGCCTGTTGGTGTGGGCTATGAGGAGTACGGTGCGCAGAGCGACAAGGAACACATCGAATTCTGCATGGACCTTACCAACTACCGCTTCACGATCACCCCACTGGGCGGGAAGCTTGGCAAGCACGAGAGAATCAACCGGCTCATCCCCATCTTCGAGCAGGGTCGCATGTGGCTACCGGGGATGCTTTGGAAGACCCTGTACGATGGGCAGAGCTACGACATCATAGACCTGTGGCGCAATGAGGAGTACCTGGCGTATCCGGTGTGCCTCCATGATGACGGCCTGGACGCCATGGCACGCATCCTTGATGATGACATGGCAGCCACCTTTCCGGAGATGGCAGAAACGCCGGAGGAGCAGCTCGCTAGGTTCGGGGCAGGCATGGCCGAGCAGGACTATGGTAATGTCGATGAGAAGAGGGTTTAAGGAGGCATTATGGAGCAAAAGGATATCGAGATAAGGTTTACTTACCACAAGCCAAAGGGAGATCAGCCTGGGAGGTACGATTCCTTGAGGAACCACGCACGCAGCTTCGCCCACATGATCGATGAATCATGCCCTGATAGCAGGGAGAAGTCACTGGCGATCACGAAGCTTGAGGAGTGCGTGATGTGGGCTAATGCATCTATAGCGAGGAACGAATGATCAAGTTCGGACCCGTGACAATCAATGAAGCCACCGGCAACGACATCGAACACTGCATCGCCATCATCAATGACTGGGGTGATGCCTACGACTTCCACGGGTGCAAGGACGCCGTCGAGGCCACACGATACCTCAATACACGTGAGTCGGTCCTGGTGGCCGATGACCAGGGCGTAGGGCCTTGCGGCTTCGCCTACATTGATTACCTGGTGGAGCCGTTCTACGCCACCGTGGGCATCTGCAAGAAAAAGGGGTACGCCAACCCAAGGACCGTGGCGGCCATCGTCAAGCAGGCACTGCCCTATTGGTTCTCGGTCTTCGATATCGAGAAGCTGCTGTGCTGGACCCGGCACAGGTCAGCCATCGCCTTGGCCAGGGCCTTGGGCTTTACCATCGAGGGGACATCCAGGCACCACACAATGATTGATGGTGAGTGGGTGGACATGACACAAATGTCGATACTGAAGGAGGAAGCATGGGAGAACAGAGAGACGAGCGCCCTGAAGGTAATGACCAGGGCATCATTCACGAGATAGGCACAGCACCATTGCCTGAGGACGTCGAGGAGGCCTTAAACCGCTACCACAAGATGCTGGAAGAGATGTACGAAGACATGCCTGAGAAGCCTGACCCAAAGGACGACAGGACCGCAAAGGGGTTGCCTGTGTTCATTGGTAAGGACCGTGCTGGCAAGGGGCCAAGCGCTCCCCCTCAGGTTCCTCCTCCGCCTCCGGCACCACCACCGCCACCGGCAGCGCCAGCGCCTCCTGAGAAGTCCCTGGCCGAGATCGAGCTTGAACAGCGTGAGAGCAACAAGGAGAAGACCTACGGAGCCAAGCGCCGAGGCAGGCGCAGCACCATCCTCACCGGGGGGTTGTACGAAGGCGCAAGCAGGGATCGAAAGGCTGGAGGCCTGCTGTCCTACGAGTCCATGACCGGCAAGGAGAAACTTGGGGGATAAGAGTATGCCAGTGCCAAAGCCAATGAAGTTCGAGCCTCGCAAGCCTGAGAAGCAAGTACGTGGTGAACAGATCGTTGCATGGCAGGAGGCCAAGAAGGGTATCGAGCAGCGCATGAGGGAGCGCAAGGCGCAAGCCCTCGCTGCCAAAAAGTTCAGTCGAAAGGAGATAAGATATGGCAATAGCGAAGAAGCCAGCAAGGTTGGGCGAGGTCGAGAAGGAGCTGAAGTCCTTAACCAAGTCGATAAAGACCCTGTCGCAGCCAAATAAGCTTGGTGGGTACACTCTCGACACCCTGCCCGGAGCGAGGTACGAGCTGACAGGTGGAGGCGCAGAGGACGTTGAGGTATGGGAGCATTATGACCAGGGGGATTATTGGACCGGCCTTCCATCACCGTATGTAACCGATGAATGGGGCCAGAGAGTTAATGATCCGAAGACTGGCCTGCCTCAAGTTAAAGAGGGGTTTAGGATTACTGATGAAGGCACAGCCACGGGTGGATATGATGGCCAATTAAACTACAGGGTTGAGAAGAAGAGGGTTATAAAGAAGCCTATACCCTACGAGTGGAAGCTGATCGATGAGGGGGGTGAGGTAAGGCCTGAGCTGGAGGCATCCGAGAAGAAGCGCTTGGCGGACCTCAACAAGGCACGTGAGACCGAGGCCTCCCTCTCCGAGGAGAAAACCAGGCTTGGCCAACAGTATGGTTACCAGTTGGCGAAGACAGTGAGAAAATCGAGGCCGGGGACCCGGAAGCAACGCACGAGTACACTCTTGGGCAACAGGCCCAGGTTATCAACCACCCTTGGTGGCGTAAAAAAGGAGAAATAGCTATGACCAGGTTAACGAGAGAACTTCTTATTTTCATTATGGTGATCGCCACCTTGATCTTTATGGGTGCGGTGATCAAGGCCCATGCCGAGGAGAATTACGTTGGCCTTGGGTCATACCACGACTATGACGATGCGTCAGGTGTGTCCTCGCTGACAACCTCAGGGCGGCCATATCAAGCCATCGTTCAGCCTGAAGGTGGGGGCATAAGGTTTTGCCTTACCGGAGATGCCGGGGCCAATGCCATCGTCGATTTTGACGCAACGGCACAAATTCTGGCCGATGGTGACAGCCTCATCTTGTGGACCCCGAACATGGTTGTTGACTTCAGGTGGGACAAGGACTCTGCCGAGAGTGGTGTAACCTTGCATTACGAGGTCATAGGTAAACGATGAAACATTTAATCATAGCGATCTTTGCGGTATGGCTCGTGTGCGATCCGGCCACGAACGTGACCAGCTACCTGATTGTAGAGAGCGGCGTCACGACTGAAGTTCAAGCGCAAGCTGACGGCTCTTTGCGTGAAGGCCTGGACTCCTGGCCTGATGGTGTCCACGATATTAAGGTCCATGCCAAGAACATATGGGGGATAAGTAGCCCTGCCCCTTTTTCATTTATAAAAGGGGTGCCTGCCGTGCCTATCGGGGTGGGTATGACTGCCGAACCGTAATTATAGGGGTAGAGCAATGAAGAAAATATTATTTCAAGCGCTCGTACTTGCATCCTTGTTTCCGGTATCATTGGCTTATGGTGGCGGTGCTTATTTGAGTGGCTACCTTGCAGGAGATAATCCGGCAGCAGAGGTCAAGATAAATGGAAGTTATGCCTGGATAGCTGCTGCTTACAGTGGACACAGGTTGTTTGACATCAGCGATCCGTTCAGCGTCTCTCTTACTGATACCTTGGATGTTTGCCCATCTCCACTTGAATCAAGGGGTGTTGATGTTGATCCTGGCGGAGTAACAGGGTTCTACGCATCAAGGGCCGGAGCTGCTGCTTACACGAACACTTATACCTACCGATTTGAAGATGATTATGATGATATGTGCAGTGGTTCAGATGAATGGGACACAGCTTCTTGCAGCCCTGGAAATTCAATCAGTGCAGTGTCAAGCTTTCCTGGTCCGGCCATATATGATGGAAGTAATGTTGTCAAAATGTCGGTTAGCGGTGGCGGAGATGCTGCATGGTTAAGGCATACTACTGCTAGTGGAACCAGCGTTGAAATGATATTCTGGATGTACTTGCCCTTTGACACTTTGGACGCCACCGAAGGTCAATACCAAAGGATTGCTCCTTGCGGGATAGGTACAGCAGAAACTGTAAGGCTTCTTGTTGTTAACCATATTGCTGATCAAGATTTTGAATTAAGGTTGCAGACTCAACAGGATTCTGGAGCTTATTCAACGGCCACTGGCAATGTGACCGACTTACAATATGATACCTGGTATCAAATTAAGGTTGAATTGGATGTCAATGGTGATGATGGTGGAGCCAGGCATTTCTATCGGACGAAATATGGTGCTGCATGGACAAACCTGAACTCAAGTGGGGGCATTGATGGAATAGACAACAGCACAAAAACTCCAACAGATATTATGCTTGGTCCAAAGTATGGAACCATTACAGCTCAGGATTTTTACTTTGATGAGTATATTATCAACGTTTATACAAGCGGTGAAACATGGGGTGAAGATTACGAAGACGATGGAAGAATGTCTATTGTAGAAATTAGCACTCCTGCTGTAGCAACAGAGGCGGGTAACATATCATTTGAAGGAAAAGGGTCAGGAATCTATTATGAGTATCCCTATGTGTATGTCGGAGCGCAAAATAAAGGGTTGTGGATATTTGATGTATCTGACAATGGAAACCCTGTCTGGATGGGAAGGGCCGATGAAACAGATGGAATGTCTGGTTTAGGTGTTCCCCATGACAGCCATGGGATGGATAAAAGTGGTAATTATATTTTTCATACAAGCAATGATGGTGGATATCTTAGGATAGTCGATGTTTCTGATCCATCAAACCCATTCCATGTTGCGGAGCTGGATTGTCCTGAAACAGATGGCCAGCCATGGGACGTTGAGATTGTTAATAATGTGGCATTCGTTTCTGTTAAGACATCTGGAACCATAGAAGATCAGCCAACCACAAAACCCAATGGCATATGGTCAGTTGATATAAGCGATCCATTGAATCCCGTTACACTGCAATACCTGGACCTTCCTGTTCTTGAAAAATATAACTGGTATGCTCCTTCAGGGGACCCTCCACCCCAAATGTTCTCCATTGACAATGGATATGCATATATAGCAAACGGAACTTTAGGGGTTGCTGTCGCAGACATCAGGGATCCTATAGACATGAAGTGGGACACTTTCTTGAGGCCAAAGGATAGAGCGAACAATCCTTTTTTCAGGGGGGCTGATGCATCCGATGGTTTGGTGGTAGGGGTGTCCCACGGGCCTGGTGCAGGGAGTGAAGGGAGTTATCAGGCCTATGCTCATTGGCCGGATGATAATTGTTACGTGAATGAACCAGGTTCTGGCAATGGTGTTGGATTTAATTTATCAAACCAGATGTCTTTGAGCAATGTCACAGGATATATTACTGGTGTGACTCCTAGCTATGTGGAAGCAACGACCGGCCCGTCTATCGTTAAATTTAACGCCATGGAAAACATGATCGGCGGGAAATTTGATTTTCCTGCTTTGACCTCTGATAACCTTAGTGGCAATACATTCGCAGCCCTCCAAGGAGGAATTTGGCGAAGGCTTCTTTTGGTGGATCAATCATATTGGTCTTTACTTCATTGCGTTGCTGAAAGAGGCATCCAGGTTACAGCCACTGGTGTTAGCGTCTTCAATGTATCTGCACCGAATGAAGACATAGATGCCGATGAACATACATTTGTTATTAATACCATTGCCAGCTCTATGGATATAGCAGCAGGAAAGACAGTGCAAGGGCATGATAATATATTTCAAAAAGTGCTTTCTGGCGCAGGGTCTTATTCTGAAAGATCGGGATCATCTACTTTCTATGATACTTCTCCAGGCTGGTCTGGAGTAAGCGACTATAGGCTAAAAAAAGGTTCTGTAGCAATTAACGCTGGCACTCCAGATCGTGACCAGGACGGCCTTCCAGATATTGGTTACACCGATGCAAGAGGACGCCGAGTACCGGATGGCAGGCGGTATCCCTTAGCCACGTATCCATATCAATACTATCCATAGGAGCTGACGATGAAAAAGCTTTTACTGATTTTATGTTTTCTGATTGCCACTGGTGGCAGCCTGGCTCAAGCAACGGTTTATACTGTATGCCATACTTGTGACCATCGTTCAGTGACAGAGGCATTTTCAAGTAACGATTTGGAGCCAGGAGATATCATTGAGGTCCAAGCCGCAACGATAGGAGGGACATCAGTCTTCTATTCAGAGTTTATTGTCCCTGGCAATGAAGACGATGGAGCTTCTGGTAATCCTGTCATCATCAAGGCGAGAGATGGGGATACCATCACTTTGAGTGCTTACAAGGACGCTGTGACATCCGAGCAAATGAGGGTAATAAGCGCAAACGGCTATGCTGACTATCTGTCTTGGAGAAATCTCAAGTTTCATGGTGGTTCTATTGCCACTGTCCAGATTTGGTATCAGGACTATAACAGGTTTGAAAACTGTGATTTTATTGGTGGCCCAGCTTATGGGCTTTACCTTCAGGATATTACATATTTTGCCATGGAAGATTGCACAGTGGATGGATATGCAGCTAACGATGCTGTGCATATTGGAAAGACTGACGATTATGCTATGGTCGGCACTAAGTTGGATGGTGTGACGGTTACAAATTCGGCTACTGGAATTGAGATCAGGGATGGTGATTTTACAGGAGGTACTTTTAATAATCTACATGTAAGTAATTGTTCTGGTACAGGGATCTCTATTGAGTCGGCTGCATCAAATGTGCTGATTACCAATAGCACAACAAACAACAATGCAATAGGTTTAAGGTTTGATGCTTCATCTGGTGTGGTGGAAGATCATATTGCCATTGGAAACACTGGTGATGGAATGGCCACCAATACGGGTGGAGTAGCCATATTCCGCAGATGCTATACAGAAGACAATGGCTCTGCTGCTGCTATGGCTGGAGAAGGTTTTACGGCTCACTCTACAGATCAATTAACACTTGAGTATTGCGTAGGCATCAACAACTGGAATGCCGGTGTAGGATGTACAGCAAACTCTGGTGTCACAATCATTGGAGGAACTTTTATAGGGAACGGAGAACAGAAGAACGAGAGAAACTCTAATATCTGGATAGATTCTGATGGAAAGTGGGTGATCAAGAATACCATCACTAAGTGCCTCGATCCGACCAGATACGAAGTTAAGGTTACAAGTAATGGGATAGGTGCTACTCTTGTTAGCCTTGACTACAATATTTATGGAGTCAAGGATCGGTTTTATTGGGATGCTGCTCAGATAAGTTTTGCTACTTTCAAAGCTAATACAGGAGGAGACGCAAATTCGCTCAACACAGATCCATTGCTTGCTACAACTGGAGTGTCAAATTATAGACTTCAGGATGGTTCACCTGCATATAACGCAGGAACATCAGGAGTGACAATGGAATCAACAACTGACCATAGAGGTAGAAGCGTTCCTAAAAATGTTTTTTATGATGTTGGGGCTTACGAGTCAATGAGAGTCTATCGAGCGCCCGACATCGGGGCTTACGAGAGCAAGAAGAAAAGCGTCATGGAGCCAGTGCGGAACAATGCATTTGGCATTCCGCATTTTATAAGGAGGCATTCACCGTAAAGGCCATGCCAAAAGAACTCCACGACAAACTGAGGCGAGACGTAAACGAGAACCATCCCGACTGGCCTGAGAGCAGGAAGCAGGCGTACATCTACGGGACCATGGCCATGATGGGGTGGCGCAGGAAAAAGAAAAAGAAGAAAGGGGATAGCTGATGGCGACAACGCTTGAAATCAAACCGACCGAGGAGACCCTTAAGAAGAAGCTGCTCTCCAGGCAGAAGGAGCTGGAGCAAGGTCGGTACACCGCTGAACAGGTGTGGCAGGACATCGTCACCCATGTCATCCCCAGGCTATGGGACATCCTGAACACTGCTCATAGCACCAGCCACAAGTACGCAGCCAATACCGACCGGCACAAGAAGTACGGTGAGGATACCTACGATGGAAGCCCGCAGGGAATGCTTCAGCTCCTTGCTGACGGCCTCCATGGTTACCTTGTATCACCGGCCATCAAATGGTTTCGACTGGCCATGGCCGAGGTGATTTCTTCTCAAATGGGCAGCCGTGTGATGGCCTCCTATGCAACCATGGGAATGAGACTCGACGAGATTCCTGAAGTGAGGTCGTGGCTCCAAATCTGTGAAGAGGTGATGTACAGCATTTACGGTGCATCCAACTTCTACGACTCCATGGCCGAATACTTCCTGCATGGTGGCAGCATCGGCACGGCCAACATGTGGGTAGAGGAGGACATGCGCAGGCAGCTCCCAGTCTTCACCGTGCTGCACCCTAAGGAGGCCTATGTCGATGTTGATAAATACGGGCGGGTGGACACACTGTTCCGTAAATTCAACTACACGGCCAGGCAGATCATGCAGAGGTGCTATGACCCAAACATGCCTCCGGGACAGCGTGACCCTCTGGCGTGGGACCCGTCGAAGCTTACGGACAACGTGGTGCAGGCAATCAACAATAACCAGAGCAGCAACGAGTACGAGATCATTCATTGCATCTTCCCTCGCACAGACAGAAATATCAATCTGCCGACAGGGCCGAACAAGCCATGGGCCTCGGTGTGGCTCCTGAATGCCGGTGGTGGCGATGAGGATGACACTATTCTCAACGAGTGGGGCTTCGACCAGTTCCCCACGGCCTCCTGGAGGTGGAAAATCGATACGGGGAGGGTCTATGGTACGTCACCGGCCTGGGACGCACTGGTGGACATCCTGGGCGCTCAGGTGATCGAAAAAACAAGCCAGGCCATTGCAAACCGGACGGCGTATCCTCCGGTGATGCTGCCTAATGAAATGTTCGGGAAGGGCAGGCTTAATGCCAAGGGCGTAAACTACTACAAGAATGAGAAGCGCCTTATTTACCCTGTTGACTACGGCAGCAACGCCTATCCGTACACCATGGAACATATTGAGCGGAAGCGTGAGATCATCAAGGAACATTTTAAGGTGGACTTCTTTCTGCTGCTCACCAGGGCGGAGAGGCAGCTCACCGCAACTGAGGTCATAGAACGTCAAGGAGAGAAGGCCGCTGTGTTGGGGACGACAATAGGCCGACTGAACAGCGAGGCTTTGAACCCGATCACCGACCTGGTGTTCGAGATGCTGCGAAGACAGCGCAAGATACCCGATCCCCCTCAAGTCCTGGTTGACTACGCCATGGCAACCGGGAAGGGGAAAATTGACATCGAGTACCTTGGACCCCTGGCACAAGCACAGCGGCGACTCTTCTCTCATCAAGGGGTAATGAGGTCCATCGAGAGCGCCATCCCGATTATGGAGATTGATCCTAACACGAAGGATAACATCGACTGGGACGGCACGATCAAGGAAGTGATGAGGATCGGAGGGATGCCGCAAGAACTGCTTAATAGCAAAGACACTGTTATGAAGATAAGGGAGGCCAGGCAGGCAGCAGCGGAAAGAGAAATGCAGAGGCAGACCATGGCTGAGGGTGCCTCGATGGTTAAAGATGTGGCGCAGGCCGATGCAGCCACGGAGGGCAACTTGGGGCAAGCCCTTATTGACAACCCTGGTGTTGAACAACTCTTGCTTCAGCAAGGAGGTGCAGCTTGAGGGAAATATTAAGGGAATTATTCCGGCGCAAGAAAGTGCAGACCGAAAACGAGCTTGACTCACAGATGGTCGATGCGTACCGGGAAGTATTCAGCAGCCAGACAGGCCGCAGAGTTTTGACCCACATGTTGGGTGAACTGAACTTCTTTAATGAGGAGGTAAGCGAGACAGAGGAAGTGGTGCTTAGCAATTACGCCAGGCACCTCTTGGCAAACATTGGAGTATACAGTTACGTTAACCTGATGGACCTTGACCTGATCAATGCCTTTATGGACATACCCCTGAGAGACTTCGATGGCCTTAGGGTGACTGAAAGAAAAGGATGGGATTTGATCAATAAGGAAGGAGATTGAGATGGGAAAGATTGAATGGTGTTTTATCGGAAAAACCAGGAGAGGCGAGGGTGAAGGGGACCCTACTCCTGGAGACCCACCAGCGTGGACCGCACAGCTCCCGGATGAGTACAAGGGAAACGAGACCCTGACCCAGTTCGGTAACCTGGGTGAGTTTGCAAAAGCTCACCTTGACACCTTGGGGAAGGTAACGGAGTACGAGAGCAAGGTAGGGGAGATGTTGCCACGACTGGGAGAGAATCCTACTGAGGATGACCTGAAGGCCTATAGAGAGGCCTATGGGATTCCCGGTGACCCCGAAGGCTATAAGGTCGAGCGACCAAATTGGGATCAGGAAAAACTGGGTCCTTACCCTGAGGACCTGGAGAAGTCATTCCTGAAGTTTGCTCACGATAGAAACTTCTCCCCTGACCAAGTGCAGGCCGCTTATAGCTGGTATATTGACAACGTGATGGACAGTGCGGAAGGCATCCAACGCACCTCTGAAGAGAGGAAGGCCGAAGCTGTCAAGGCCTTGCAAGATACTTGGGGTGATGAGTACGAGGCTAATGCAGACATCGCCATGCGTGCGGTGTGGTTTTTTGCTGACGAGGAAACGGTGAATTGGCTCGACAATTCCGGGTTCGGCGATAACCCAAATATTATTAAACTCTTCTACCATGTAGGGACGCAACTGTTGAACGACAAGATGCTCCGTGACGTAAGGCCACCTAGAGAGAAGGTTGGGGAAGCCACACGGGACAGCTTGGGGCAGCCGTCACTGTCTTATCCTAGCATGGACAAGAAGGACTAGGAGGACACACAATGGACAAGGTCAAGTTTGCCATTGTCGGTCTCGAAGTGGCCGGTGACACCCACAGCGTTTACTCGCAGTTGACGCTGGTGGAGCTTGCCAAGCGGACCAACAACGGCGATCTCATTGCCATTGCCGAAGTCCTCGATGAGACCAATGAGATTTTTGACGATGCCGTATGGCTTGAGTCAAACCAGATGACTGGGCATCTCATCACCAGGCGTAACTCTCTGCCTGCCGGTACGTGGCGTAAGCTGAATGCCGGTGTGGACACCGAGGCCTCAACCACCACACAGGTGACCGAGGCTATCGGTATGCTGGAGACTTACAGCAAGGTTGATAAGAAGCTCGTGGACCTGGCTCCCGACCCCAAGGCTTTCCGGGCGGGGGAGGATCGTGCCTTCATCGAGGGCCTGTCACAGACCATCGCAGATACGCTTATCTATGGCAACATGGGTTCGCATCCCGAACGCTTCAACGGTTTTTGTACCAGGTTTAATGAGCTGGCGAAGAACAATGTTTGGGACGGTGGTGGAGGTGGCAGTGACGTCACTAGCATCCTTGTGGTGCAGTGGGGTCCGACAATGGTTCATCTCATTTACCCCAAAAACTCAAAGAGCATGGGCATCCAGGCCCGTGACCTTGGCGAGGATACGGTCCAGGATTCCAACAGCAAGGAATACCAGGCCTATCGCACTCACTTCTCCGTTGACATCGGCGTTGCCGTTAGAGATGAGAGGTGCGTGCAGAGATACGCCAACATTGAAAGCTCTGGCGCTGCCAACACTTTTGATGATGACGTTCTCATCAGGCTTCTCAGGAAGCTTCCTTACAAAGGTCGTGGGGCTGTTATCTACGCCAATGATGTGATATTGGCGCAGATGGATATCCGGGCAAAGGATAAGAGTAATGTGAATTACTCCTCTTCCGATGCTTTCGGTGTTCCTGTCACCATGTTTAGGGGCGTCCCGGTGCGGAGGGTTGATGCAATCCTCAATACCGAGACCGCCGTAACATAGGAGGTGAAGTATGAGGCATATTAAAAACATCTTCACCACTGTCGTTGGCCTCTGCAAGCGAGGGGCCATCATGGATAGCTTCTTGGAGTTCGGAGATGCATTTGACATTTCAGGGACCGGGACGTCTTCGTATTACGTCAAGACCCTGACCAACACCGAGAAGTTTTATGACGCCACCCACGGTGCCGGAGTAGGGAGAGGCACACCGTTGTATATCAACGTGACTGTCAACACGGCCTTCGCAGGTAATTCTGCATCCACAATCCAGATTTGGTTGCAGACCTCCGCCGATGGCAGCACGTGGGCATCGGGCGTTATGTTCGCCGCCATGACAGCGAGTGCTTGTGCAACAATTGGCGTGAGCATTGTCAAAGCGGCTATTCCTGCGGTCGATCTGGCTCAGTACATGCAGCTCATAGCAGTAGTCCCCACCGGGATGTCTGCCGGGGCTGTGGATGCATGGATCGGTCTTGAGGCCCCCACTGGGCCTGAGGACACAACCACTTACGGTTGGACCTCGTAGCAGTTAACCTTTAACCAAGCCCAAACCTTCCTGCCCTACGGGGCAGGGAGTCCAAAAAGGAGAATGCAATGCCAGCACCGAAGACAAAGCATTATGTTTGCAAGAAGCAATGTTTCCACAACGGCAGGCCCTGGTATCCTGGGGAAGTAATGGAGCTTAACCAGGTGAGGGGGAAGGTTCCCCATCACTTTGTGACAGACTGGGAATACGCAGGAATTCTTTACGATGCAGAGGAGGCCGCCAAAAAAGAAGCGGTTAAGGAGGCCAAGCAGTCCACCCGTGACACCTCGAAAGTCGACGAGGAGGAAGAGGTGAAGCCGTTTGACCCGGAAAAGTATTGTGAAGAATGCGACCAGGAGTTCAGCACCCGTCAAGGCTACCTTGCCCACATAAGACATAAGCACTCGGAGGATAAGTAATGCTGGAGCTTGTACTCCTCGGCATAGCCATGGCCGTGGTCCCGATCATCAGGTTTGACGGGGTGTTCGGGGTTGACCAGGCCAAGGAGCAGGCCACGATCCTTCTGATGGGGATCGCAGCCATCGTTATGCTGTGGAGTGGCATCCCGGCATTCAGCGGCCCCAACCGCTACCTCCTTGCGGTGGTGGTGTTCTGTGTCTTTTCCCTCCTATGGGCAGACCATCACCACCTCGCCACTAGAGAAGTCGTTAGGGTGCTGTCTGTCTTGGTGTTTTGCCTCTTGGCGCAAAGAGTTCCCTTCGACTTCTCTTTTCAAGCCGCTGTGATCCCGGCAACGGTGACAGCCTTGTATGGGATGAGCCAGCAGCTACTTAAAAAGGATATCGTCGATCCAAGGTTTACGCCTTTCATGCGCAAGAAAACCAGATTCAAGGGGTGGATGGGTAACAGTAATTACACGGCTGCTTACCTGGTGCCGTGTTTCTTTATCTCTCTGTGGCTCATATGGAACGTCAGCGCATTTTATGCGATCAGCGCAGTGATCATCATTGGGGGCATTGCGTTAAGCCATTGTCGTGCCGCTCAGGGAGCCGTAGCTTTAGGATTGTGCATTATAGAACCAGCGGTGTTATTCATGGTCATCCCGGCGGCTATTGTCACGTACATGTACAAAGTCGGATGCAAGGAGTCAGTGGGGCATAGGCTGCTTATGACCAGGGCGGCCATCGCCATGTGGCTGCGCAGGCCTATATTCGGATGGGGGCCGCGATGCTTCCGGCATAAGCATACAAGGGCCGTAGCGGAACTGAACTTGAAAGACCCGACGATCCTCGGCAACCAGAAGGAGCCTGGCCGGTTCCAGTTTACCGTGGGTCGCCGTGCGCATAACGATTATGCAGAAAGTCTTGCAGAATACGGTTTACTGGGATGTGCGCTCTGTGCGGCATTCCTGGGGTTCGTTGTTCTGCGAGCATGGGAGGCTGACACCTTCATCCTGGCCGGGGTGGTTGCGTTCATGGCGAACGCAGCATTTTTCCTGTCGTTCAGGGATACGGGGGTGTCGCTTCCGTTTTGGCTATTGGCAGGGGTGGCGATTAGCGAGGGGCAACGGCAAATCGCAATCAAAGTCAATATAGAGATGGCCTTCATCGCTGCTCTTGCCATAGCCTACCTTGTTTATTGCTACGCCTATAAACCATGGCGTGCGAACCGTGCAGCAGAAAAGGGTGACCTCCTGACAGCCCTGAAGCTTGAGCCTTACAGGACCGAGTGGCTGTACAGGATAACCAAGGAGGCCATGAAGAACAAGAATTACCCTCTTGCGTTTAATTGCGCAGAGAAGGCCCTCTTCTTTTACGATGGGGAGAGGCCGGAGTGGGCCGTATACTTTGTGTTTGGGAGCATAGCGCTCGATGCAGGGGCAGTGGACATTGCAGCAAGCTGCTTTCATCAGGCCGCAATTTTGCAGCCAAATGCGAAGGAGGTTGGGGAAGCTATCAAGGTCATAAGAGGCCTTGAGAAAGAGAGGCAAAGGCATGAGGCAATGGTTAAGAAATCGAATTCCAAAAAAAAGAAGACGAAAGCTAATCGAAGTTTTCGTAAAACACAGGTATTGGTACAACCAGGGTAATAATGCATTTGCATCGACTGCCATATTCTCATTTGAAAAGATCACCATCCTCATCGCAGGGTGGTCGTACATCATCGGTGGGGAGTGGAGGAAGAATCTGTTCCTTATTGGACTCGGACTCTGTTATCTCGTGTATCGTGTGGTCAGTCGTTGGGCTATTGGTTATTTTTGGCACAACTCTGATGGGTATGATATTGAGTCTGAATGGAACAAAGGTAAGATACCACCGGGGAGAGTCGAGATCATCAATATCGATGAGCTGGCCAAGAAGGTAGCAAAGGAGTTAAAAGATGCCTCGATACATGAACAGCGCAACCGAAGATGACATAAACATCATTAACATGGCCATGGACCTCATCCATGCCCGGAACATCGCCACTATAGGCGAGGGTCTCACCATGGAGGAGGAGCAGAAGGCAGCCAATATCTATGAAAATACCAGGAGCCTCTTATTGAGAAAGTTTCCCTGGTCCTTCTCGGTTGCGCACGCCACTGTCCTTAACTATGCCAGCGCAGCGGCTAATCACTTTGTCCCTTACGACTATGAGTACATGTCAACGCTCCCGTCTGATTGCTTGAGGGTCCTTGAAGTGCCAAGCCATCCAGACCTCCCGTGGAAGAGGTATCAGACGAATTACCTGCTATGTGATGTGGATACAAGCAACAGCACAGGCAACGAGCTTTGGATCAAATACATCATCGATAATACGGCAGCCTCAGTGTACGATCCTAATTTCATAGAGGTCCTCTCTGTAAGGTTAGCCAAAAAGCTGGCAGTATCGATCAGCAACGCAAGCACTAAGGGCATAAATCTACACGAGATGGAGGAGATCGCCATTGCAGAGGCACGCCAGATGGGCGTTTTCGAGGAAGGGGAGTTCCCTGACGAGGAATACGATGAAGATAATATAGATTTTGTAAAGGCGGGGAGATAATAATTATGGGCCAGAAAGGACAGCTCATCCTTACGAATTTTACAGCCGGTGAATTTACTAGGCTCCTCGATGCACGTGTTGACTTTGAGAAATACTCCAACGCATGTAAGGAACTCAAGAATATGGTTGTTCATCCTCACGGCCCTGCCTCCAGGCGACCTGGGTTCAGATATGTTGCGGAGGCGAAGTACGCCGGATATAACTGCAAGCTCGTGCCTTTCCAGTATAACACCGAGCAGGCGTACATCCTGGAGATCGGCCATAAGTATATGAGGGTCCACATGCAGGATGGACAGGTAATCATCGAGGGCAGCGACTTGATTACCAACGGCGGCTTTGCTGCTGCCACGGCTCCGTGGGATTCCGGCAGTGCAGCAGCCTTGGCCAGCGCTCCTGCTGGTGCTGCGGGGAATTGCTTGCAAATCACTGAGGGAGGGGCAGACAACCCATACGCCTGGCAGTTCGTTTCTGTTGAGCCAGGGTCTTTGTACGAATTGGCATTTTATTTGAAGCAAGGGACTGCCACCGCTGGAATGGTCAAAATTGTCGAGGCCGATTTTAACCTGCCGCTTACAACCGGGGATTTGATCGTTGACAATGGATACTACGAAGGCGGCAATATCAACAATTGGAATGTCGTTGTAGGGGGAAGCTTCGCGGCCTCCAGCTCAGTTTATGCGAATGAGATATCTCCCATAGGGAGCCGTGTGGCGGCCAATGATGCCACCAGCTCTGACAGCCGCTGTGCAGCAAACATAACTTATTATTCCGGGTCAGAGATCGACATACTCGCCGTTGGTGATTGGACAAGGGGTCTCGATACCTACACTGTCGGGTCTGATGGCACCCTTACGCATAAGGATACTGATAACGCGATAGTCAAGGTTACATCCATATTTGATGATACCGAGACTAGCGGATATGTCTTGGTTTGTTCCGATGACTCAGGGGCATCATGGGGCCTGGGGTCTTGCAACATAGACGGCAGCGGCACCATAACTTACAGGGACGGCATTGACACCAATGGCAATTGCCGTGGAATCACAAGAGTCGGTGATTACCTTGTCGCTTGCCATAGCGATGGTGACATTGCCTCTTATACGATAGACGAAACCACTGGCATTTTTACTCTCGTCGATACCCTCGCGGACCCATTCTCCGGCGGAGGAACGGGGAGGCGGGTTGATACTGATGGGACCTATGCATATTGCTGCGGAACGGGGTCGGTTGCCTCAATCAGCGTGGACTCTTCTGGTACGTTGGCCTTGGTCGATGAGGTTACGACTCCAACGGCAACGCTTGATTGCGCGTATTATAATGGGGTGCTGTACTTTACAGATGGTGCCTCTGGCATTAGGTGGGCCAGCGTAGACTCTACTGGGGCTTTTTCCGGGGCATCGTCAACGGACGCAGGGTACACCCATGAATATTGCACTTTGTTTGTATGCCCCACGACCGGGGATGCTCATATAGTGGTCAGTTGTGGATCGAGTGGGATCATCTCTTACAGAATAGCTAGTGATGGGTCGCTCGAATTCGTTGACTTCCATGACCCCGGAGACTCGGACTCTGTCTGCCAGTATGAGCAGTTTTTAATCAGCGCAGCAGATGCAGGCGGCGTTGATGTTTACGATGCCAGCCCTGGGAGTATGCAAGTCACTGTATCGGCGGCCAATGATGGCGCAAGGTCTGACACATTTACAACTTCAAACTCCATCATCTACTGTTTCGAGTGTGATGTCTTTGCGTATTCCGATATGCAGCGGTTGAAGGTCAGGATCAGGAAAGGTGACAATAGTGCTTACAACCTGGACGAAGAATTCGATGGATTGGTCGCAGGAGAGTGGACCCACATTAAAAGGATGTTCCGCGAAGAGGACGCGGCTGGAGCAGGCACAGGAGGGGCTGGTGCATACATCGAGTTTTTGGGACACACCGATTGTGCTGCGGGGGATTATTTCTTTGTTGACAACGTGACGATGTGGGACTGCTCCGGAAGCTTTCTCACTGGGAACCTTCTGGTCGATGAGTCATACACAGGGACAGCAGCATGGGTCCAACACACAAAAGAGTTTTACACGCCCATGGATTGCCACGGAATTATTATTGGCCTCTTCCACGAGGCGGCAAACGGGGATGGTACAACCTTGCTATATGATACCGTTGAGCTTAAGCGCCAGGATGAGCCATACGAGATCACTGCAAATTGTGACTACCTGTCTGGTGATGTCCAGGACATCCAATGGACCCAGTCCGCCGACATTATGGTCATCACGCACCCATCATATATCGCAAAGAAGGTTACCCGCACAGCAGCCACGCCGACATTTACCATGGCCGATTGGACATACACCGCAATTGATGCCGGGTTCACCACCTTTAACTCTGGAGTTGATGATTACGCCAAATGCTGTCTTTTCTTTGAGAACAGGCTTGGATTTGCCTGCACCAACAATAACCCAATTGACATATGGCTGTCCGAAGATGGAGACCTGGATGACTTCCAGGGTGCCGCTGACGATCTCAGGCCTATTAATATCACATTCGCTTCTGACGAAGTCAATGAGATACAATGGCTTAAGGCAGCCACAAATATCATCGTGGGCAATTCCGGGGCTGAATGGAGAGTCGGCTCTGCCGATGAGGAAGACGCAATCATTTACAGTAACATCACTGCCAAAGAAATCCAGTTCATCGGCAGCACGTGGGCCATGGCTGCAAAGGTTGGCCAGAACGTCCTCTTTATTCAGCGGCATTCAAAGAAGATTTACCGTTTGGCTTACAACTGGGAAAGCGCCGGGTATGTCGCGCCGGAAATGACCGTGCTTGCACCTCACCTTACGAAAAGCCCGGTCCTTGCAATATCCTACCAGAAGCAGCCAAATAGTATTTTGTGGATGCCCAAGCAGGACGGTAACATGGCAGGCATGACCTTCCACGAAGAGCATGAGGTCACGGCCATGCACGACCATGAGACTGTCGGTTGCTTCGAGGACGTTGCCACGATCCCCATGGGCGAGAGCGACACATCGAGCGATGATCAGACCTGGTGCCTTATAAAGAGATCAGTCACAACGACACATGGCACCTTCACAAAAAGGTACATAGAATTTTTGGAAGAGTTTTTTGATGATGACTCACTTATCAATGCTTGCTTTGTCGATTGCGCCCATACCATATCTGTGAGCGCTGCAACGTATACGATCAGCAGCCCCTACCTGCAAGCCCTTGCCGGTCAGTCATGCAAGGCGATGATCGGCCAGGGGACAATAGAGGACGTAACAGTCGGGCTTGATGGCAGCATTACGACCACAGCGGAAATTGAATCATTCATCACCATAGGACACCCCTACGAGCATGTTATCACCCCGATGAGGGTGGAGCCAAGCATCCAGGGTGGAACCTCCCAGGGTCGGAAGAAAGCTTTCGGAGAATGTACATTGCGGTTGTACAAGAGCAATCGCGGCCAGTACGGGCAGGATGGTGCTAACATGAGAGACATCCCATATAAGGACGCCAGGATTGGGTTTGGGGGCTATTTCAGCAGCGTTCTTTACACCGGCGATGTGGAGAATGTCATGGTGCCTGGGGGTGTTGATTATGATGGATGGATAACGATAAAAGGCAGTGATCCCGTTCCTTTCACACTGGTAGGTATCATATTTGATATGGAGGTGTTCTGATGTTCTTTACAAATGACAAGAAAAAAAAGATGAATGCTTGGACCCTCCTGATTGTCCTTGCGCTGGTCGGGTTTCCTTTCGCAGCGGTGGCTCTCGCCTTTATGATTGCGTCCACAGTCTACACCGCAGCTACATCCATACAGCAATCGAAGCAGCAGGCAAAGGCCGCACAGCAGCAGGCCGATTATAATGCACAACTTGCGAAGCAGCGTGCAGAGCAGGCGAGGATAGAAGCCCAGTGGGCGGATTACAGGATCGCCGTTGAAAAACAGAAGGCTGCCATAGAGAAAAGGAAGGTGGCAGAGGAAGGCCTCAGGGATATCGCAAGGTCAAAGCTCCACAAGGGCATCATGTCCAGTTCAGGCTCGATCCTCCAGGAGGTCGAGTACAGCCTGGATGAACTCACGTATGACCTTGAGTTAATCGACTGGGAGTCTGACCTAGAGACTTCCACTATACAAAGGGAGAAGACGAGCTACCTGTACAGTGGAGATATACAGGACCACGAGGCGGACAGGTTCCGGTGGGAAGGCGGTGAGCTTGCCAGCATGTCAAGGGCGCAGGGGCTGAAGACCGCCGGTGGAAGCCTGTTGACAGGGGGTGCAGCCGCCTTCAGTTTTGCGAGTGATAACATGTCAGCGCTAAAAGCCGGAAAGTAGGAGACCGACCATGCCCAATGTATTAGGATACAGACAGGGGTTGACCGTAAGCAGGGGCCTTGGTGGCCACCAGCCGATTCAGTCGCCAAGCAACGTGACCGTGCCGGTGGAGCCGACAACGGGCGACCGTGCCATTGCCGCCGGGCTGGCCGCTGTTGGTGACGCCATAGCGATGATCGACGAGAAGGCCAAAGGGTCCAAGATGTCGGCGATCCTTTCAGACGCCGAGAAGGACCTCAGCATATACCGGGAGACCGAGCTTGTTAACACTAAGAATCCGGATGATATCCAGGGGGCATATGATAACAAGAAGGGTATCGTCGCAGAGACGTACACCAAGAGGGCCACTGATGCTGGCCTCGATATGAATCAGTTTTCATCTGAGCTTAGGCGACTTACCAACGGGCATGACTTCAAAGTGAAGAAGCTCATTTTCACCAAGAAGAAGGAGGAGCATGACGTAAATACCAGGGTCCGCATCGAGGAGCTTGGGGATTCTGCATCCAATGCACCGTTCAATGATAAGGGGGATGCTATCTTCAAGGCGAAGCTGAAAGCCATGGGAGACCTGATTGAAACAGAGGTTGGAACCTTGTGGACCAAGGCCGCTGGCGACAGCATGTATCAGCAATTCAGGGACAAGGCATATGCGAAGAGGCTGGCCGCCATGATCGCAGAGAACCCATACACCGCAAAACAGCAGTTCGATGCCGGTGCATTCGATGACATGAATGCTACCGAAAAAAAGATTTACAAGGGAAAGATCGATGATGCCATAGAGGCGGAGGATGATAGGAAGTACCAACTCAAACGCCGCCAGGAGGTCGAGGCCGACAGGCTCAAGCGTGACAGGAAGGACGCCCTGACCTTGCAGCTTGTTGACATGGTCCTCTCTGGTAACGAGGCCGATGCCCTCGGTTTTATCAACCAGAACTCTGAAGAACTCGGAGGGTCTTTTTCATTCAGCGCTTCAAGGGCCTTGACCAAGGAGCGCAAGGATATGAACGATGACATAGCCGAGGCGCAGATGACTGGCCTTATTCTGGAAAGCGTTGGTGCCGATGAAGTCACCTACGACAAGATTTCAGATCGTCTCATCGATAGCATAGGCAACCCGAAAAGCCCCTTGCGGCCACAGACCGTTTCATCGCTTCTGAAGCTTTTGCACGCCACCCGGAAGGAAGGGCCTCACACAACGGCGGAATGGAAAAACGAGTACGCCCTTTTGAGCGAGGTGCTGGAATACAGGAGCAAGTGGGCAGCCCCATCGGCGGAGGACGAGGCCAGGATACGTGAAGGCAAGCAGCTCTACTGGGACCTTACACACGGCGTTGTTGACGACGGCAAGAACTGGTCTCCAAGGGACGCAGCAAACTATGTATCCAAGAAGTATATCAAGGAAGATGTTGGAACCAGGGTCGCCCGGCTGGAGCGTGACCTGGGCATGTCCCCTGGGACAAGCTCGAATGGTCCAGCCATGATGAGGATGTTAAGTTCGATCAGGGCGATCAAAGAGACTGACGTCCTCGAATACAACAGGCTGCACATGAAGTTCCGGCAACTCCATGCCCTGACCAGGGAGTACCACAGCAAGCCTTCGAGTGCAATGGAGAACGATCTGAACATCACCACGCCGGAAGAGTGGAGGAAGGAGAATAAAAGGTAATGGACCCGTATGACATTCTGAGTTCAGACATAGGCGTTGATGATGATGTGACAGAGGCCTTCGTGGGACGGCGCAACCTCGATCACAAAAGCACTGTCCCCATTGACGATAGCGACCTTGCCAAGGAGTATGGGCTTGAAGACAAGGACTCGTCAAGGGTCCCTGGTTTGCTCCCTCCTGGACCAAGCAGAAAACCTGCTCCTGTCAACGAGTCTCCTGAGAAGGGGAAGGAGCTGGACATCGAGGAGACGCCTACCTTGAAGTCTGCGCTTGCCGCCGGGAGATGGGCCGCAAAGGAATGGGGCATCCAGAACTTCAAGTTTTTTCTCGACCAGGACCAGAAGATGAAGGAGCTGGAGAGGTATAGGAAGGAGGAGGTTGGAGAACCTGGCAGCGAAGGGTACGAGGAAAAGGCGGCGAACCTTGAGCGTATGACAAATATCACATACGAGAATCAAGGTGCCATAGAGAACATCCTCAAGAAAGCGACAAGTGATGCCTCTGCCGGTGTTGCCGGTCTTGTCGAGACAGGGGTCCTGCTGTTTGGTGAAGCATTGAGACCTCTTGGGTTCGATCCTAAGGAGTTTGTAGACACATCACTGTCAGGCTTCTACGAGGCTTCTGAGTTTTATGCTGAGCAACTCAAGGATGCAACGATATTCGAAAAGGTTGCCGGTGCTTTTCTCGGTGCAGGCCCTGGGATATTTCAATTCCTTTCTGATGTTGGAAGTGGCGGCACGCTGCCATTTGTGCGTGGGTCTCTCCGGGCAAAAAATGATGGTGCCGGTTTTGTTGGTATGATTAAAGCCGGAGGCAAGGAGGCGGCTGAAGCTCTTTTGCTTAAAAAATTATTTGTAGCGATGCACAAGCTGAACACGGTAAAGCAGGGTGTTGCCACAGGTGCAGTGTTTGCAGGGCAGGCGTATATGCACGGCGAGAGGGACCCCGAGATGCTGGCGGAATCATTCGCCCTTGGTCCTGCATTTGCCATGTCTGGTGTCCCGAGCAGGATGAAAGCCATGGAGGCGGCCAGGCGTGTATTCCAGGACCCTGCCAATATGGACCCGTCTGACTATAAAATTATGATGGACCACTTCAGGCAGTTCAATGACCTGGACAAACTCGGTGATCCTATCAAGATCAAGCTCCCATCTGAAGAGGCAGGGAGGACACCATCGTTATTTGAAAGTGTCAGTAGGAAGGTCAAGGACTTCGAGCTGGAGGACCGTGAGGGGTCTTTGCGGATGCCCTTTGGGGAGTGGTACAGGACCAACAGGTGGAAGTACCCTGACACATGGACCGAGGAGAAAAGGTCTGCAATTAACGAAGCGAGGGTGGGCATCGGTAAAGGTGACATCAAGTATGGTAGCGAAGAGTACAACAAGCTCCTGGAAGAGCATGGCTCCAGCTTAATGCTCCACCATGTGAAGCACACGGGCAGGTTTCCCGTCGGGAAGAAGCTTTTATATGGAGCTGTCAAGAAAGGGGAGCTGCAAAAGGGCGAGGTGGTTGCTCGTGAGGTGACAAGAGATACGCCATATGGAAAGAAGACTGATACCTTCTACACTGATGCAGAAGGAAACGAAATCATTGATGCACCAATATTTCCCAAGGACCCTGCTAGGCGTAAAAAGAGAATTGACGAGATCCTCCAGGAGAAGGAGTCAAAGGAGCTTGCCAAGTGGTATGAGGACTGGGACGAGTTTATGCGAGGGTTTGAGGGCAAGGACCTTCCGCCTGAACAGATCGATAAGCACATTATGATACAGGCTGTGATGAGCGCCAGCAAGGGGCCTCAGGGAAACCAGAAGGTTTATGCCAGTGTCGTTGACCTTATGGAAAAAGGTTACGAGCCAAAGCCAGGGCCTCAGCAGCTAAACAGTGATGGGGAGATCGCCGTTAAGTGGAACTCAAAAACTGGCAACGGTGAGTTTTATCCCGGTGTGTCGAAGCATGACATACCTAAGATAACGAGGATATGGGAGGGCAAGGACAGGCCCGAAACCATGGATGAGATGATCGACATGTACGGCCCTAAGGTTGGCCGGTACATGCACGCAGGCCTTTATCCAAGAACAACCGGGGGCGTTGTCATTGACCGGCATATGCCAAGGCTTTGGGGATTCAATGTGACATGGAATCCTGGCAAGGGGGCCAGGATGGTAGTTGACCCACACGTTGAAAGGCTGGTCACCAACGACATTGTCGAAGCTGCAAGGCGCAACAACATGACCGTGCCTGGAGTCCAGGCGGCACTATGGTTCAAGTCAAGGCTGCCTGACGTCGAGGCTGCATCTTACAGGGAGGCCGCACAGTTAGGGAAGGATTATATCCCAGGCTCCATGTACATGCAGACCCTTGTCCCGGAGATGGATGCCATCACGTACCGTGCCAACGTGTATGATTATATCAAGGGCGTTGGCCTTGAGGAGAGCCACAATATTTATAGCAACAAGGACGTTGGAAACCGGAAGGCTGGCAGCACCGATGCTTGGCCGTATGTGCCAAGGGGGTACTTCTACAGCCCTGGTGTCAGGCCTGAGCCTAGTGTGAAAGCCAGAAACCCAGTGGCTCATTTGGTTAAGACCGGGACACAGGTTTACGACTACACCAAGGACCGGCTTGGCTTTGTTAAGAAGGCCGACAAAGTCATAGCAGCCGCTCAGAAAGCCGGGACGGAGGTGCCTTACAGAAGTAACGTCATCGACAACCTTATCAAAGAGTACGGCTATGACGGCTATGCATACAGCACGGCAACCGGCATGTGGTTCAATATGTTTGGAGAGGTGCCTGTCAAGGAAACGCCAATCACGGCAAAGCTGCGGTTGTCTGACGTAACAGAGGCGACAGAAAAATTACCCCAGGATTTTCCAACCCTGAAGGTGATTGGCCGTGAGAGGTACACGCCTCTGGTGGAAGAACTGATCCGAGGCGTGAAGTCAAAGTACCAGGAGCTGACGGTAGAGAGCGCACCAATGACCATGGCTAGATTCGGTGGAGCAACGAGCGGCTCCATGGAGTACGGTGTAAGCTTTAATGTGACTGGGCCTGTACACAGCGCAAAAGCTTTCGCTTCCGAGTTTGTCGGATTGAGTAAGGCGCAGAACATGGTCTTCGTTGAAACCAATGAGCCTGGTAAGAATAGTGTCCCTGGGAAAGTGATCAGGTTCCAGCTCAAGAAGCAGGGCCTTGACAAGATGCAGGAGGAGATCGACCGGCTTGGGGTTGAAAACTTCAACATCGAGGAGGACAGCCAAGGCCGCCAGTGGGTGGATCATTTCGTGATGGACAGCAAGTCTGCTGCCAAAGAGGTGCAGGCCCTTAACGATATGTACGAGGCCATGGGCAAAGGCAAGATGGACGTATATGACAGGTTCAGCGAGGCCCTCGGTGATGTGGACGCAGACCCTGTCAAGGCAAACGAGAATTACAAGAAGCATATCATTGATCATTGGGGAGTAGTGGAGGGAGAAAATGTCTACACGCAAGCAGTCGTCAAAGGGGAAGGGCATAAAGCCAACGGGAGCGGAAGACAGTCCGCTCCAGCAATTCTTGGTGAAGCACGCCAAGAACGTGAGAGTGGTAGAGCCACCGATCTCATCGAAGATCAGAGTCTTCGAGAACCCAAAAAGACGGAAGGCTTCGACTACGAAGTAGAGGAGGACATGGCCAAGAGGCTTTCTGATTGGCTTAAGCGGCCCGAAGATGACCAGCGTGGAATGGTTGACTTCGGGGTTATCGGTGATTCGACAAAGGCCATGTATGAAATAATAACCATGGCCCCTGGGGAGGCAGACAGGATACTCAAGACTGAATGGAAGGAACAGCCGGAATGGCGAAAAACAGCTTCCGGGAAGGATGTTCCATTTGCCAAGGTAAATCTGAATCTGTCTAGGTTGAATACATCCAAAGACATAGACCAACTGGAATTGGAGGTGGGGGCTGCATTCAAAGAGCAGTTTGACAAGATGGCCCCGAAAACAACTGTTGAGGAGATAACCAGGAGGGGCGAAAAGGCTCTTGCCGATGATCTCGGGATCAGTGTCAATACTATGCTTAATACCCACGGTGGGTTTCAGTATCCGTGGGAAGTGCATGCGATGAGGACGATTGTGAGAAGCAGCGCTGAAAAGGTCCTTGAACTTGGACTCTTGGCAAATGACGCAAAAGCCGGGCCGATAGAGAAGGCGGCGTACCAAAAGGCTATGGCGTTACATGCGGCGTTGCGTGGAAGACTTTCAGAGAAGTCAAGAATCGCAGGGCAAGTACTCAGGGCGCACTCGATAATTGCTGCCGCTGAAAAGGACAATGTAGTAAAGCAACTTGATGCAATAATATCCCTTGGCGGCGGCCCTGAAATGGTTGATACATCAATAAAGATGGTGGCTGATTTGGCCAATAACAGTGGCGGCAAGATAGACCTAGGGAAGCTAAACAAGGCGCTCGACAAGATGCATCACGCCACAACGACAGATATGCTTTATGAGGTTTACATTAACAGCATTCTATCGGGCATTACGACACAGGCCGTTAACGTGGCAGGTAACACGCTGACCATGCTCATGGCAGGGTTCGAGAATTATCTATCAGTGGGCGTAAGTAGATTGCCGATTGTAGGGTCTGGAGAACTTAGGACCCGAGAAGCTAATCAAGCTGCTGTTGGATTTGTTGAGGGCATCAAGGACGGGTTCCGATTGGCAGCACACACGCTGCGGACAGGTGAGAGTTATGACGCTCAGACCAAGATTGATACGACTAGGCGGTCACCGGCCATAACTGCCAAGAATGTCAAGTACAACGTCGAGAGGTTGCCAGGCGTGAACGATGCTAAGTTTCTCGACGAGGGGACGCTGATCGCCAGGGGTGTGGACCTTCTTGGGGAGTTTGTGAGGTTACCAGGAAGGGGGTTGAATGCTGGTGATGCGTTCTTTAAGTCAGTAGCCTATCGAATGGCTATTCGTCAGTATATTGCAAGGAAAGCAGCCGCACTTGGGGACCTTGAAAAAATAAGGGAGTGGGAGAGCCGAGTCCTTGAAGACCCTGCAAACTTTGTTCCAGACATTCACATGCAGGCCATGGACAGGGCGGATTATCAGACATTCACAAACGACCTAATCCGGGGAGGTCTCGGGTCTCATATCGAGGGTGCGAGGAAAGCAGCCGTAATTGGACCCATGGTGAAAGTGGTAATCCCATTCGTGCGCACGCCGGTCAACATTTTTAGGTATGGTGCGCTCGAAAGGTCTCCCCTTGGCCTGGTCGCATTGCTCAGTGAAAAGTCACAGCTTCGACAGCAGATTGCAAAGGGTGGAGCCGAGAGAGACACAGCCATTGCAAGGATGGCACTTGGGTCTGCTATAAGCGGCGTGATGGCTTCCCTTGCGCTTGACGGCACGATCACAGGCGGAGGGCCGACCAACCCGGAGATGAAAAAAGTTATGATGGCCGATGGCTGGATGCCTTATTCCGTAAGGATAGGTGGAAAGTATTACGCCTATGATCGCTTCGATCCTCTCGGTGTGATCATGGGCCTGGCCGCAGACTCAGCGGAGATTCTCGCACACGTTGACGATATGGAGGCCACCGATATCACGACCGCCGTCCTCCTGTCCATGTCAAATAACGTATTCAACAAGACTTACATGAGGGGAGTAGCTGATTTGCTAGACTCTCTCAAGCCGTCGACGGGGCCTCACAAGCTCCCGAAATACCTGAATAGGCTCATTACCTCGACCACGCCTTATTCATCTATACAGCGTGCCGTTACGAGAGCCGTGGACCCACGTGTGACAGAGGCTCAAAACCTGATCGACCATTACAAGCAGGCTGTCGGTTGGGCTGGCTCCAGCAAGGACCTCATCCCCATGAGGGATTGGCTTGGAGATGTTGTGACTCCCAGGCCAGGCCTTGGCAATGAGGTTTTCGGCCCGGTGTCCGATCTCGTCATGCCCTTCAGGTATAACAAGGCAAAACCTCACCCAGTTAACAAGGAAACTATCAGGCTTATGAAAGAGGGGGACCTGAGGTTTCAGGCCGGTGTGGGCCGCAGCATCATGGGTATCAACTTGAGGCCCAATGAGCTTGATTACTACCGAGAACATGCAGGGAAGTTGGTCAAGAAAAACCTGATTAAGCTTTATGATAGTGCGGAATACAAGAGTTCAAACGTCCTGAAGCAAAGCACGATGGCAGACAGGACCATCAACACATCGAGGATGGAGGCACGTGAAAACACCATGCAGAAGTTTGAACGGCTCCAGGTGATGGACAGGATCAGGGGCGAGCTAAAAGAGCAGATTATGACCGGAAAAGGCGGAGGCGGAGGGTCAGCGAACATCGGAGTCGCTGCCCAGTAGATGGAAGGTGCTATAGCTGAAACAGTAGAGTACCTTCTGAAGGAAATTGGCAACCCGTTCATCATTGTCCTGCTAATCATGTACGGGCTTGAATACAGAAGGAACATGCGCCTTGCAAGGAGTCAACGTGAGCTACTCGAAAAGCTGTTCGAGTTTACGAACAGGTTGGTTGAAAGGATACAGCCAAATGATAACCGTAATTAAAGCCTTCCTGGATAGGTGCCGAAAAGATAGGTACGTTATAAAGCAGGCGGAGGATGGGGAGTTCCTGAAAGAGGCCGACAAGGCCATAAGCGAGGTAATGGATGCATTCGACGGCAAGCTCTGGTTATGTGTAACCGAAAACAAAAAAGATTGCAGGGGGAGTGAATAATGTTTTTATTCCGCTTTTACTATGATGCAGCCTACATCGACTATCAGATAATCCTGGCCCTTTGTCTCATGTTCTATGCGCTGGCTGTCTACTGGGTTTCCAGGCAAGCGCTGGCAAAGAGGAGGGGGTTCAACCCGGAGCCGGTCCCGGTGTTTTTCTGGTATGTGGCAATTATTATAACCGGGGTCTTTGCCAAAAACCTGATAGAGTTGTACAGCAGGGACATGGTCTTGCAGAACCCGGACCTTACCGTCAGGGATATGATCCTTGGTGAATGGTATTGGTATGCCCGGCAATGGTGCTTGATTGTTGGATTGCTGTGCGTGGTGGGGCATGGATTTAAGCGCACGGTTTGGGATGCCTGGGTTAACGCCAGGAAGCGGAATATTCCTGTAGCAGGCGTCTAGATGGGTGCTTAAATGACAGAATGCGATTACAAGTGGTGCGAGGAGAAGTTTGACAAAGTTTTCAAAATAATGGACGAAAGGGAGAAGCAATCCCTGCTGCGAAATAAATCGATGCAATCGGCCATTGATGTTACAACCATAGAAATGGGGAGAAGGCTTGAGGAAGGTAACCATATCAAAAAAGAGATGAAGGAGCTTCAGTCACACTTCGCTACACGGTCAGAAGTCCTAGCCATGTTTGAAAAAGCCGAACTTCGAATAGATACCGTCAGGGACAGGGTTGACGAATCGTCAAAGACATTAGCCACTCACATAGCATCCAGTGGTGGCGAGAAAAAATGGACGGATTACTTGATAATGACAATTATATCTGGAGCTGTTGTCAGCATATTTTTTCTATTGAGGGGGTCGTAAACCGGCTTATAGAGGAAAGGAGGTGATACAATGGGATGGGGAGACTTGTTTAAGTTTTTGGGGCCTGCTATGGAGGCAGCAACAACGGCAGCCGAGGCCTACGCTGCTGTAAAGATGGCGTCTAGTCCAGACAGCCCTGGCGGCAGTGCTATAACTCCAGAAGAGGTCAAGGTTTTGGCCGATAACTTGGAAGACAATTTAGGACGACTTGTTACCGAGATTATCCAGGTGGTCGGTTTGCCGACAACAAGCGTGGAAGTAGACATCACAATCAACCCGTAGCAGCTTCGAGAAACAGGTAATAAAAAAGCCCCCCAAGTCCGAAGACCTGGGGGGCTTTTTACTTTATGAGCGCTCTAATTAAAACGGGATGAAAGCATCAATGTCCAGCGGCTCGATATCCATGTTTATAGCCTGGGTGTTAAGAGACTCCAGCACAGAACCCCACTCTTTTTCCTTGAGGTCCTCCGCAGCCTTCACCCGGTATTGAGCCATCAGCACCATCTGGTACTTTGCTTTGCCAAGGTGGTCCCTAAACTCCTCCATCTTGGCCAGGAAGTCCTGTTGCGTAGGTTCCCCCGCATTATCCCGTGAAGTGCCAGCCTCGTTAAGGTTTGGGCCTCCTGGGGGCAAAGGATTGGCCATGGGTCCCTGGCATTTGGGGCAAACCACGAGCGCAGGATCCTTGTCTATGGGCATTTCCTCCAGGTTCCCGCAGTTGTCACACTCGATCAGCTTGGATGACACCGGCTCTTTCTCCGAAACAGGCTCCTGGGCTTCCAAATCGGCCTCAGGATCGACTTTCTCGTCACCAAGGTAGCTCTGGTATACCTCACACGTATCTGACGAGTTACACAGCTTGTCACAGGCCTTGGTCATTACATTCGCTCCGCCTTTCTTGGGGCAGGGCAACATGTCAGTGCCGTCACCCTTCGGGGCCTCCTTCTCCAGGCTTGCTTCAGGGTCAGGGGTGGCATCGCCACCGGCCTGGATCGGTTGCAACGGAGGCGGATCAGCCTTGTGCAGCTTCATAAACTTGGCCTGGGCGAACACCTTGACCGACTGGTGGATGCCGTCATGGTTATTGTGGAAGAAAGCCAGGATGCCTGAAGTCTTGAGCTTATTGACCTTGGCTTGGGCTTCTTCAGCGTCGAGGACAAACTTCTCATTGCCAAAGACGTAGTCGGTTTTCTCTCCCGGCTTGACAGCCAGGACCTCGCCGGTGTTCTCAGGCTCAACGATCTCGGTCTCGCCCTTCCCCTGCTCGAACCCGTCATCCGGCTCTATGGATCGAGGCCCATCGCTGACCTCAGGCTGCTCATTCGGAACCTCCATGCTGCCTTGCAGGTGAACCTCCTCCTTCCGACCGACCTGGGTCAAAACATCTCCCAGGTTGTCGCCAGGTTCCTTTGCAACCTCGTACCGGCCCTCGACCTCTTCCAGGTCGATCATGTCCATGGCCTCCTCGGCGATCTTGTATCCCCGAAGGATATCCCCGAAGGTGTCACGCAGGACCCACTGCCTTGCCTTCCAGACCATCATCCGCCTGGGGAACCTAGCCCACGGGCTTGGCTCCTTGATCTTGTCGAACCCGGCGGCCATAGCCTCCTGCCAGGTAAACACGCCGGTCTTGGGCTTGCCGTTGGGGAGCCGCCGGACGGTACACTTGAAGGTCCATCCGGGCTGCCGGAACTCGCCGGACTCAGACTCCTCGAAGGCCTCCTCATCGAAGAGGCCGCTGCCCCTGATCATGGACAGGACGCCGTCACCGTACACACTGAGCTTACCGTTGATCACGGCGATGTCCTGGAGGCCCAGGATCATGTTGCGCCCTGCCTCCAGGTTGGAGATCAAGGCCATGGCAATGGCCGGTACACCACCCTTGGCCAGGGTGGAAGGGACCAGGCCGCTGCGATCCACCAGCGCAGCAAACTGCATAAGCTCATCATAGGAGCTTGGCCGGATGCCGTTGCTGATGTCGATGTTGATGGGCTTTCGCTCACCGTTGGTTTTGGTTAAAGCTTTTTCGTCAGTCATTTCTCTACCTCCTTTATGGTGATGGGATGTCAAAGGCATCCCGGTGCTTTTTCCTCTTGACCCATCCTGGCAGGCTGATGTCGGTCAGGTCGCCAGGATACAGAGGCCATTCGTCTTTGTCCAGGCACTCCCTGTACTCCTCTTTGAGTTGGCGGAGGTCAATCTCGGCCTCATCCAGCATTTCCTTGTCGGCCCGGTACAAGGCCACTTGGTACGGCTCCTCTTTTTCATGTACCGACCAGATGAAATCATTGATCTCCATTTCGAGCAACTCCTGGAGTCCGTCCAGGTAATGCCTGGCGGATATGTGATACCCATAGTTGGCGATGGCTTTGCTGAAGTCAAACGGCAAAGCGCTCTCCGCTGTCTTGACATCAACCGGGATGTCGAATATCACAGACCACCAGTCCAGGCGTCCTTTGCAGAGGATGCCGGTGTGGGGATCGATCCACCACATGGATATTTCGGATTGACCTTTCTTGTACAAGGCCCTCATCTGATCACTCTGAGTGAAGGCCGCCCTCACCATGGCCGTGACTTTGTCGTAGTCATCGGCCTTGAGGAGACGCTGGTCTAGCTCGGCTGCCTCCTCCTTTTTCTTTTTGGTTCGTGTATAGTCGGCCCGAATATATGTGCGGTCGAACCGCTCTGCCTCCAGAAGCCTGCAATGAAAGGCCGTCCCGAACTCCTGGGCGGCGGTCGCTTGCTTGGGCGTGATGCTTTCCTGAAATGCTTTGGTCTCGGCGGCATGAGCATGGCCTGCCGTCTTCTTCTGGAGTACCTTTAACGTGCTTGCATTTGCTCCCGGCAACCCGAAGTAAACCTCCTCGTTGCAGCGGTAGAACCCAGGTTCCGGGGGCAGCCTGTGCGCCATCACCTTTCCAGGCAGCGGCCTAATGTCTAGCTTCATCGGTGTCCTCCTGCCCCCTGAATATGGGCCATCTGCAAACGAGTTTTTTCGGGATTTCGATGTACTCAACCGGGTTGGCGTTGACAGGGTAGACGATGACGTTGCCGTCATCCAGTTCCTCGAAGGCCCAAAAGTACCGCTGGCGTGCATACTTTCCAGGCACTTCGACAACCTTGCCGCCGATCTTTGCAGTTTGCGGGTCTACCCATGCCAAGCCGGGGCGCTCGTTACTCAACGTACACCCCAAGGGCTACGCTGAACTGATACCCGTGGGTGATCAGCGGATACACCAGCGTGTTCAGGTCGTAGCCGTCCTCCTCCATCGCTTCAGAGACGGCGTCCCTGATGGAGGTGAAATTTGTGTGTCCGGAAAAGTCGCTGTACTGGCTGAACTCGCCTTCCCAAAGCAGCTCTTTGCCGGGGACACCGTTGATCCGTTTCCAGCCGTCCACGTTGCCATTCTCCAAATCGACAAGCACCTGTCCCAAATCTATCGGTTCCAGGACCTCATCGATGTAGCACTTCTGGCAATAGAGTTCGCCGGTCCTGTGATCGGTCACAGCAACGACATCCCATGAGTGGTTGTAGATGAACAGTCTTCCGCAGGCAGAACAGTAGAACCGCTCCTCCATGTGCCGACCTTGGTCGTAGCAGTCATCGCAGATGACATCCACGGTGTAAAAACCCGTGATCGGTGGGTCCCGGACCTCGTCCGCAGGGTTATACACCTCTAGAATGCGAAGACCCTGCCCATCATTGTAGTTTGCGTCCTCGGTGTCAAAGCCGCAGTAGTCACAATCGGTCTGTCTTGCTGCCACCTTGTCAACCTCCTCCTTGTTAAGTCTGTTGAGTGTGTCTGGTACGTACATGGTAAATCCTCCTTTCAATTTTATTTGGCTCCTCATCAGACCGCAGCCGCCACGCTGCGATGACGCCGGTGTGCGCACCAGGCTTACCTTTCGTACCTTGCGGCCTACTCAGGCTTCTGGTGTGTCTTATTGTCCCGGCGTTTCGGCTTTAATCAAGATAGCCCAACCTCCTGAACTCCTCTGTTAACTCCTCGTTGTCAATCCCTTCAAAGGGAATTTCAAAGTCGGGGTACATGTCCACCCACTCATCATAAAGGGTAAACATCTCCATGACGTTAAAGGGGTCAGCCGTGTAAACGATTTTCTGTCCCTGGATTTTCTCCATGAGGTCGCCGCTGCCCTCCCTTGCTCCGAAGCATGCGGCCAAGCTGCGAACGCCAAAGCCGCTTGCGATGTGAACAACGGTCCCGTCTTCGAATGTAAGCATCCACAATCCGCTCATAGGGTGACCATTGATCCCTGCGATTGTTCCCACGTGTGTGGTTCCGAGTCCATCTTCCATTTTTATTCCTCCTTTTTGGATTAGCATGGGGGTAACCGCTTCTACAGGCACCGATTGCAGACGGCTACGAGCCGGGTGTGGTCTTCCCACAACCATCGGCGTTGGTGGATACCCTCACGGCCCCCACATGCCTGGACACTCGGCGCTGCACAGCCTCTGCGTGACTGCCGCTCTCCTGCACCCTCTTAAGGTTATCGTATCTCATCCTTTGCCATGCACGGTCCTCCCGTGACTCACTCATTTGGGCCGTTCGAGCCAAGGGATAAGCTGGTATCCCTGGCGGTTGATGTGGTCCTTGATGACATTGTTGGCCGCCGTGTTTTTCTTGGCAACCGAAAACATGCTTTCGCCTCGCATCAGCCTGGTGACTGCACCGTGCCAGGAGTAAACCGTCTGGCCGCTGGCAGCGTCCTGATCCTTTTCACAGAGCAGGACCTCCTCATCGTATGCATTGTGAAAACCGTTGAACTGCCTGGGTGCAAAAGCACCGGCCTTCATTCCCTCGTAGGTCATGCGTGCAAACTCCTCCGGGGTGAGGGGCATGTGCTTCAGCGCACCGTGCCATTTCGTAAACGCATCGAGCTGATCGATGAGCTGCGCCATGGCAGCCACAAACATCCTGGCGACCCTCTCCTGATCCAGGCCTGCCGTGTGTTTGTGAAACTCGATATAGTCGCCAGACAGCGCCATGTTGTCGCACACAAAAACCTTGAGGCCCCCGGACACTCCGAGGACCATGCTCTTATCAATGGAGTTGCGCAGCCCGATGGACCAGTTGCTGCCGTTGGTCCGATGGTCCAATTCCCAAAACCCGAACATGCGGCCTCCGGTCTTGCTCAGGCTGTACTCGGCCTTGACTACGTTCAGGCCGATGGATGATACGGCCTCAGCCGCAGCGTCCAGGACCATGCCGTGTGCTACCGGGTGCCATGTGTCTGTCCATTCAGGGGCCTCGACGGCCCTTACCTCTGCCTCATCCACATACGTGGTGTTACAGTGTGCCATTAATCCCATTTTTTGCTACCTCCTTTCAGCTTGCTTTCCCCTCGTTAAAGTTCAATTCTCCTGGTCGTTCTACCCTTGTTATAGTGTACCACAAGAAATCCCAGTTTATCGTATCGCTTATGGCAGCTTCTATAAATAGGGGAGCTGTAGTTAAAGGTTTTCATTTTGCTGATGACTGAGTCCCAGTGGTGTTTGGTCCTAAGCAGTCCAGCCATCAGCAGCTTAGAGTAGAATTCGCAGTATGCTGCGACATGGGTTCCTGTGTAAATGTCTTTCGTTGAAGCATCTCTGGTGGTCCCGAAAGTGGCATTCCAAAAGTTGACTGGCAAGTTCACATAACCGACAATGGAAGCCTTGCCTTCCTCGTCGATAATGTTTTTAATTGCGGAAGACCAAGTGTGGTGCGTGGCCCTCGCCCACGGACTTTTAAGGCCCAATCCCGCCTTGATGAAGTGAAGCGCATCAGTAATTTGCCACCTCTGTCCTTTGCGACCTGCCCCCGGAACATTCTCTTTCAATTGGATATCGTGGTGCATCAAGCTGGCGAGGTCTTGGTTTAGGGCGTAGATAACTTCGGCCACAGGGTCACCATGAGCCTTTCGGGCCGCCCAGTAATCTTTGGTTTTAAGTTTTGTGTTCCAGTCGCTAAGGGTCGAAAAGTGTGCGGCTTCATCTTTTTCGCTTCCGTAGTTCACAACGAAAGCAGGCACCTTTTCTATTCCTAATTCAAGTGCCGCAAGAACCCTGTGTTGGCCGTCTACAACATGAAAATCCTGGTTGACAGTGATTGGACTGCTCACCCAGTAGCCATCTGCTTTCATGGACTCTATCAGCTTGTTCTTGCGGACTCTCTCAATGTTACGCTGAAACTTGCTGCCCATCCCCTTCAATGTTTTGACTTCAATCCACACGATATTGTCGTCCCAAAACATTTCAATAGAATCCCTGTGTACCTTTACTTTATTTGCCATTTTTCTTCCTCCTATATGTGATGTGGGTTGTGGCGGTTCTGATGTACAAAGGCTGTCTCATCAGGCACCAGGAGCCACCCTGGTACTACGCCCCCTGAGGTCAGGGGGGCGTTTCGACTTTTTAGGCCGGACGCATGTGATCACCTCCCTTCATTACTTAAGCCGCCGCACGGATTCCTAGCCATAGCTGTATTTGGCACGCAACATTGTGGGCCGTAAATATCCGCTCCCATGCCCCACTCCCGAAGGAGGCGGCGGCGTTTCGGCTAAAGGGCCATCACCCTTTTGAGGCTATCGATTGCCTCTGACTTGGCGATGGCAAGGTTGAAATGGTTAAGGAGGTTATTACTTGCCTCCTTACTCAGCGGCACAGGGGCCGCCTTGTCAACGAACAAGTCCCTGACGCACAGGACGTAGGGGCTGTCATCATAGTCTGCCCGATCACAGACCATAAAACACAGGGCCTCCTGAACCATGGTCTTGCCAGGTCCAGGCTTGGGTTGACCGGAAGGGATGCCGATGCATCCGCAATCAAAACGGTGAAGTAGTTCCATGTTACACCTCCTTGAAAATTTTATCGCAAAAGGCGCTCACGCTTGCCAGTTGAGCGTCATGCCTTGCCAGGAGCCTTTTGGTCTCTTCGTGGTTGACCATGGCTCGAAGGGTCCCCATATAGTTATGCTCTCCCTCGAAGAGATCCCAGCTTTTAAGGTCTTCGAGAGCGCTTGATACGCCTGCCAGTTCCGCATCGCTCAGTGTTGCGATGTTGTCTTCCCATTGGATCATTGTTGCCATTTTTGTTCCCTCCTTTATTTGATGGTTGTTTGATGCTCCATAGGGCCGCCAAAGCCCAGGCACCATCCGCCTGCCCTCTGACCCAAGGGGATCGGATTGGTGAGGTCAGCCTGCTCTCACACTTTGGAAGCCCTATGGAACATGCGATTCTTTTCGCCGGGATCGCACCCCGTTGTGGTTCGGCATGGACTCCGCACTCATACCGTAGGTTTCTTGCCGCTGCGGTATCGCTCGCCTTGCCTTTCCTTCGCCCTTAGGCCTGCCTTGTTGTCTCGCCCCCTCAATCTTCAGGGCTGCCCATCCCTTCCGGTTTCCTGCTCGGCTTCGTTATTGGAGTGGGTCGGGTTTAAGTGCTTATTTTGTCGGCCTCCCTTGCCTGGCCACCCACTCAGATTGTCAAAGAACGACTACAAAATAATTCATATTTTTGGGAAAGTCAACAGTTTTTTTTATTTTTTTTTATTTTTTTTTATTTCTCCCATTATTCAATAACTTACGTCCAACGGAAAGCGTGGCCGGTTGCGTTTAAGCCCAACGGAGTGCGAGAATGGGTGCGGCAAGAGTGTAAAGAAAAACTTGTTGACATGCAAAATCAGGTAGTTATACTGTTCTCAAATATTATTAAGGGAGGTGATACGCTTGAAACGATTATTAAACGTGCAGATGATTGAGGGCATCCTTATTAAAAAGCGGATGACAACATTCGACCTGGCACAACGGCTGGAGATGACCAAGACCGGCGTAGAGTATATCCTAAAGCAAGGCAGCACAAAGCTTTCAACGGTGTACAAGCTGGCCGAGGTCCTTGACGTTGAACCTGAAGACCTGTTTATAAGGAGGGCATCGTGAGCAAAAAGAGGATGGTGAATATCGAGCTTTACCAGGACTCCCGGTTGCAGGAGGCCATCGGTAACACCGGCCTGCACCTCTATCTTATCTCATGGATGCTGGCCGAGGACAGCGGTTGCCTTGAGTATTATCCACCGGACTTCAAGCTTCAGTGTGGAGCGCTCAAGGCGTCCGTGACGGACATAGAGAACACCTTTAACACGCTTTGCCAACATGGCAAGGTTATCCCGTATGAAGTCAACGGGAAACAATATTTGTGGCTGAAAAACTTTCACAAACATCAAATCCTGAGGAACCCTCCTCCGCCCAGTCTTCCACTTCCGCCGTGGCTTAACTGTAGCATACAGGAAACCGGCAACCGTAAGAGAGCATCCTATAGTGTTGATGAGAGTAAACTCCCGGAGGGGGCCGTGTTTGCTACACGTGACAAACAGGTATCCCTGAAGGGAAAGGAAGGGAATAGAAAGGAAGATGAAGAGAAGGGAGACAAAAAAACACGCTACCTCGATGACGTCTACTTGACTGACCAGCAGTATGAGCAGCTCAATGCGAAGTGGGGTGACGTTGCTCCTGAGATGATCGAGTTCCTGAACAACTACAAGATGCGCACCGGCAAGAAGTACAAGTCGGATTACCATGCACTGGTTGGTTGGGTGGCGGACTCGATGAAGGAGAGGGGGATCATGCCGAAGGACCCCACCAATGGTGGCGCAGCGAAGAAGGTCGAGAGGTGCAAGCATGAAGGTTGCAACAAACCCGTCCATGCAGAGGGTGAGTGCTATGACTGCATGGTCAAGTCGGCGAGGCCTATGCCGAAGGAGCTTGAGAAGGTTTTTGAGAAGGCCTTTGCCGGGAAGGAGATGTGATGGACAGAGTTGTTAAGTACAATTGGGAGAATAGAATCCACGACCTTAATGACTTACATGCCAGTGCGCAGAGGAAAGAGGCTGTTGTGGTGCCTGGAACCAATTGGGCCAATCCAAAGCCAGCGGCGTTTATGATCAATTTGCCGGGAAGCGTCCTTTGCCGATTATTCAACCGTGGCATGTTTATCTACAGGAGGAAAAGCGAATGGTAAAAAACGACTGGGGATGGGACCCACCAAGGCATATCTGGCTCCAGTATGATCAGCCAGAGGCAACCTGGTGTGATGAGGAGATTGAATCGGGTGACCCGAAATACAAATTGGAGGTGGACATGGAACATGACAAGGCCCTCCAGAATGGAGAAATCCTGGCCAGGCGGCTCGGTATGGAAACGGACAAAAATGGATACTACGAAACGGCCTGGGGCCGGAAGAACGGGGCCGGGCTATGGCACGCAGTGAAGGCGTACATCAGTGACTGCGAAGAGGAGGTGTACCGTGCAACGATTGACGATAGGTAAGAAGTTTCCATCGCTAAACGACACCCTGCGGAAGGCTAAGCGCCATTGGGCTAATTACCACAAGGAGAAGTCGGAGTTAACATACCTTGTGAAGATGCATTGCAAGCAGCAGCGCCTGAGAAAGTCAAGGCAGCCGGTGTTCTTGCAATTTACGTGGTACGAGCCTAACCGCAAGAGGGACATGGACAACGTCTCGTTTGCCAAGAAGTACGTCCTTGATGGGATGGTCGAAGCAGGCGTGCTGGACAACGACAGTCCCAGGTACATCAGCGGCTGGACAGAACGGTTTCTTAAGGCACCAAGGCACGGGGTTGATGTGATCATAGTCGAGCAGGGGGATACGTGATGCAACTGAAGGGCAACAAGGCTATAGCCGCATACCTGGACGTATCAGTGAGGACCCTGAGGGCCAAGTGGTTGCCGCCCATGAAGGCCTCCGGGATCATCATGGAGAAAGAAGAGGTCCGGTTATGCACTGACGGGAAGCGGCGCAAGATTTACCACAACATGACCTACACCCACATGGTGGACATCTGGCTCATGGCTCGTGGGGGGCTTGTGTCTGAGCGGCGAATCGAGAAGAAAAAGGAGAAGGGACGATGAACGATTTACCGAGGGATCATCTATGGGAGATGCACCTGGTCAATGAAGAGACCGGGCAGATCACCATCGGATTGTACAACACAAAGAAGGATGTAGAGGCGGCGGTCAAGAAGTACAGCATGTACAAGGGGTATCATTGCGAGATAAGGCCGCCACGGGTCGATGACGACCCGGAGGATGAAACTGTAAAGGCGCACAGCGAGGCGCTGCATGGGAAGAAGGAGGAGCCAAAGAAGAGGAAGGGGCGGGACCATAGGACCGATACACCTGACCGGCAGTTCTATTACAAGGAATTGATGAGCGAGGAGTGTGCTTGTGGAGAGAGCAAGAAGAAGGGTTTCTCCTTCTGCTATTCATGCTACCAGCAGCTTGATGGTGGCATGAAGAAGGACCTGTATCAAAAAATAGGGTACGGCTATGAAGAGGCGTATAATGCGGCGCTGAAGGTGCTGCTCGAAATGTAAAGGAGGTAAGATGAGGACGTATTACTTGGTGAAGTGCCTGCATTGCAGGGAGGTGGCAGAGGCCGGTTTCAATGAACCAGAACTGCGCACATTGGACAAGGATGATGAGCATCAGGGAGACCCGGCTCCCACGGTAAATATAGAGTATCCATACATCTGTCCCAAGTGCGCAAAGGAGGTGAGAGGCAATGGAATTAATAGTGCAGAAGAGGGGTGAACACACGTGCGTAGGCTGTGCAGCCTCGATGATCGTGGGCCACGACAACCTGGTTGACTTTGAGAGGTGGGCGAAGTCGAGAGGCCTTGGGGGGCCGCCATGGCGAGACTATGATGCCTATTGCTACCTGGCGGAACGTGGCTACGTCATGGGATACGGGTTTGATCTCCAGTTGAGTCCTTTGGAGAAAAGGGAACAGCTTGAGGTGATGACCACGCTGGAACACATCGAGACCGCCTATATCACAGTGGCTTCACAGACGGTGGAGATCATCGACCGATTCGGCCCGGACTCCAGGCACGTTGTGGTGTGGCATGACGGGGCGGTGTATGACAGCGCTGCCGGGATCGGGAACATCGAAGGCTACCTGGTCGAAAAGATTTGGCCTGTGACAAAGGTGGCGTGATGTTTAGCGATGATGACTTAACGGAAGAGGAGAAGGCCAAGATTCACAAGCAATTCCTGGTGACAGCCAAGGGCGCAAAGGCAAAGGAGGCATTCATTGAGCGTTGGCTGAATGAAAGGGGATTCAAGACCACAAGGCCTCGAAAGGACCATTCACCCACCTTTGATCAGAGAGGCAGTCACGGCGACAAGGTGGGTGACATCATTATTCATCTGCCAGACTCCGACCTACTGGTTGAGGTGAAGAAGAGTAGCAGTATGTTTACTTGCGCCCAGGACTATCCTTATCCCCGATACCTTATCAACGATATAAATAAGCACAAGAGGTACAGGCCGTACATTTATTACAATATTAACAGGGAGGGGTCCCACATGGCTATCATCCTCGGCCTTAACGGAGGCCAGCGCTCCTGGTGGTACGTGGAGGATATCGTTGACAGCAGATATAAGGTGAAAGGCAAGCCGGATGCAAAGTGGATAACGCCAACATTAATTACTGAGGACTTTAATGATATAACATGGCATTGCTTCTCAACGAACAAGACCATAGGAAGCAGCAAGCCATGGGAAGGGAGGAAGTGGCGATGAACGGCATAGCAGTGCATGACGAGATCATTGACGAGGACCTGGTGGTGATTGAGATACCCGGCAGGCCGTGGACAGAGGACCTGGTCCGAATGGTGGCAGAAGAGTTGAGGCAGCAGGCTGAAACGCTTGGCTACAACCTGAGGGCCAGGGTGAAGAGCAAGCTCAAGGATTATGAGGATCGGGCCATGCTTATTCGGTTTCATAAAACTGAAGACGGCTGGAGGTTTGAGTATGTCCTGATGAGGGTCAAGGGGTGCATGGCCAGCGGCACGGCCAGTTCGATCCAGGCTGGTGAGACCCGGAGGCCGAGCTATTATGATCCGACAGAAGACAGTGAGGTCCATCTCAAGTACGGGATGGATACTGCCTGGTAAGGAGGGAGAGGGATGAAAGCCTATTGCAAGGACTGTAAGCACCTGGTTAACAAGTGGGTGGCCTGCGAGCGGTATCAATGTGGGCATGAGAGAAACGTCCAGGCCATATGGAGGCATAGCCATTTCGGGGAGTCGGTGGACTACCTTTATGAGAGGCTGCCTGAAGAGATCAACAAGAACAATGACTGCGCATGGTTCGATGTGGACATCAGTATTGCCTGGTTCATCTTCGTGCTGTGCCTATGCGCCGCCCTGGCCTTTGCGGTCGGGATGTGCGGAAGGGAGATGATGGGATGATGAATTTTTGGGAAGGGTTCGCCTGCGGGTTTTTCATGGGCGCTGGTATAATTTTATGGCTTTTGATGTAGCGAGGAGGAGAGATGGAACCTAAAGAATATTGCGGCTTCACGCCGGTAACAAGGTGGGGTATCGCGAAAATGATTTTGGCCTATGAGCTGCCGGTTCTGGCAGCCTTGGCAGCGGTTTTAATATTTTGGTGAAAGGAGGGAGGACAAGCCATGACAGACCACGAAAATGATTATGAGGGAAGTAACGGAGGGCTATTGCCTATTGAACAGCTCCGTGCCAAGTGTGCGGAGATTATGGGGCTAGTGGACGGTGAGTCTGAAAAATGGCTTGCATCGGAATATTATTATGAACATTTTCCACCGGGAGGTTATTCCCCACAATACAGGAAAAAGTCTGAACGGTCATCGTTTGAACTATATACCAATCTCCCATGTTGGCAACCCGACGTCGACCTGAATCAAATGAGGATGGTTGAGGAACGGTTGAAGGAATTGAGGTTGCACTTGAAATACGCCAATAAGCTATATAACAATTCTCCATTTACTGACGATATTAGGTTGATAATGTGGAGACTTATCCATCTTCCTGCCGACATCAGGGCAGAGTGTGCGGTGAGGGTGTGGGAGGACAAGAGATGAACATATACTTAGCATCAAGCTGGAAGAACGCATTAGACGTTGAAGAGTGGCAGAAGATATTAATGGAGGAAGGTTTTCATGTTGATGCCTTCTGCAATGACGAGTCAGGGAGATATGTGTTTCACTTTTCAGAAATAGGTGATCCATCTAAATTAAATGCAATTAATTTCCTGAAAGACGAAAGAGCGCAGGAAGCATTCAAAGAAGATAAGATGTGGCTTGATTGGGCGGATGTTTGTTTATTAATTCTTCCGGCTGGTAAGTCATCACACTTGGAAGCTGGCTACGCAAAGGGGCAAGGCAAGAAACTAATCATATATCAAGATGAGTTCCCTTATGGTGAGTTTGATGTGATGTATGGGTTTGCTGATTTAATAACAGATGATCCTGCAAGGGTACTCAAGGAGATGAAAGCGTGGGAGGAAAAGCCATAATGATCAATATCAAGAAAGGCGTAGTATGGCATCACATGACCTGGTACAGGTGGCAGATGTGGGATATCATCCATGCCGCAGTCACGGCAGCCAATTTTGTGACCCATGGATATGTGCCAACGGTCACCAGCGGTGTCGAGGGCCGGCACAGCGTAAACTCGAAGCATTACACCGGGTGGGCGCTTGATTTCAGAATCCGGGACCTCGGGCAGCCCGAGCTGGACAATTGGGTCAAGAAGATGAAAACAATCCTCGGTCCAAAATACCTTGTGCTGCTTGAGGCAACCCATGTCCACATCCAGTACAGGGGGGAGGAGGTGAACCATGATTAAATGCGAGAGGTGCGGAACGTGGAGTGAGAAGGAGTGGTGTGTGGCCATACC